CGTAATGCCCGTCGCACGCCTCCACCATGTCGCCCATGCCGATGACGTACAGCGCCGAGATGGGCTTGCCAGTTTTGTTCGCTTCCTTTATTCGGGCCGGAACCGAAGACTTTAGTTCCATCAGCCGCTCCACCAGCGCCTCCACACCGCCGTGGTCCGGCTTGCCCGCCTGCCAGTCTGCGAGCGCCACGACCAGCGCACGCTCCGCGAGAATGTCCTCCGGCGGCTTCGGCTTGCGCCGCTTCACCTCGCGGATGAGGTCGTCAACGTCAGGTCCGGCAGCCCCGGCGGACGGGATGACGGTGGCACGGTAGTAGAACGCCCGCTTGTCACCCGAGTCCCACGTCCGCACCTGCACCGGCTGGGACTCGTCCACGGTCCACACGTCCGGGTCGAGCCCTAACTCGCGGATGATGGCGGACCAGTCCTGCGGAGGCGTGTCTCCCGCCTGAACGGTCAGCGTCCCCTTGGCCGTGTCGACGCCAGGTTCCCATCCCTTCGGGTGCGTGCGCTTCTGTACGGAAGCGTCCTCGATGTCCCGCTGCACCTTCAGGAACTCGTCAGCCGACATGGGTGCGCCTCCAATGGCCCACCATCGCAGGCGTCACCTTATGCCCCCACCGCTCGAGGACGACCGCGATGGTCCGGTGAGAGATGTCCCGCGACCCGGCAGCCTCCATCAGCGACGCCTGCTGTTCGTCGGTGAGGTTCGGGATCACGCGGTCCCACCAGCCGTCGGTTCCTGGCTTCTTGGCCTGCTGCTGCACCTGCGCGAACTCGTCCACCCCTTACACCTCCGTGTAGATGATGGCGTGAACGCTACCGTCTACCTGGGGCGGCGCAACCAGCCCCGACGGGCCATCGTCGCCCGCCAACCAGCACGCAAGTCAGGAATAGGGCTCAGACGCTCTGAGACGCTCTCTGCGGAGACTTCGGGCGGCTCCGCTACCCACCCCTCAGAACGGTCCTGAAGCGCGCTGCGAGGGTCTGACGACCACCACGCATAAACCGCGTCACCAGGACACGCCGTCGACCCAACATCACGGTGCCCCACCGTCCGCAGCCCACCAAACCTGCGCTCCGCCTCCGCAAGCAGCCCCAGCACCGCCTGCTGCGCCGGGAACGGCATCGGGCGTGACCCGTCGCCGATGAACGCCACCCCGACCGACTCGTGATTGTGACCCCGCGCATGAGCGCCACGAAAACCCCAGCCACGGCCCTCGTACACCACGCCATCGGGGGCGACGAGAAAGTTGTAGCCGATGTCCGCCCACTTACGGTCCGGCCCCTGGTGGAACGCCTGAATGCTCCGCACCGTCCTCGCACCACGAAACGACCCGGTCGTGTGATGCAGCACGAACAGGCGCACCGACGCAGGGGTCAGCGGCGTCGTCGACCGGGCAGGGGCGGCACCCCACTCGGCACGGGAGACGATTCTCACTCGTCGTACTTCGGCGGCACCGTCACACCCATGCCGATCAGGAACGACGCGGCACGAATGCCACGGTCCTCCAGGACACGCATGATGGCGTAGTAGGCCGCACCGAGAAGGGCGACGAGGGCAGCCTCAACAGCAGCCTCGTCCACATACGGGGCGATGGGAAGGCTAGCAACCCATCCCATCACCATCGGCACGACGGTCCGGCGAATCGAAGTCAGAAGGTCCACGGTGGCTCCACTTATCGTCGTAGGTAGCAGCGAAGACGTACCCAGACAGGATAGCGGTCAGAAGCCCGCCACCCACCGTCACCAACTGCGACGAGACGATGCGGTCAGACCAGTCAAACGCGCCGACAAGAATCATGCACGTCGCAAACCCGACGGTGAAGTAGACCAGCCTGCGCCGGTGCTTCCACCTATCGGTCATGCCGTCTCGTCATCTCCGCAACGTGGGCCATGAGGAGGTCGCGCATCTGCGACACCTGCTCTCTCAGATCGGCGACGGCAGTTTCGAGCCGGTCGAGCCGCTTCTCCACGTCGTCCATGTCACGCCACACCCGCTCGATGCTTTCCGAGATGACTTTCTCTACTGCTGCGACGAATCCTCTCCATGCGAGGCGTGCTGCGCCGACGACGGCGATGAGGGCTGCTGCCCATGCGCCTGCCATCGTCAGCATGTCCATCAGGGTGCCTCAGGCCACGGGTGGGCATCCTTGATGGCCTGCACCGCATCCTTCCAGTCCTGCAAGGTGACGGTGCCTTCCTCACGCATCGCCTCGAAGAACATCCCGTCCGTCTCCGACTGGTACAGGTCGGCACGGACCTTGCGGATGCGGTCGATGTCCTGCTGATACTGAATGGCGGGCCACGCTGCGTCCAGTTCGGCCTGTGACGGCTTCGGACTGTCCGACAGCCACGTCAGCCCGTCGTAGGAGTCACCGTTCAGCGTCCACTCGGCACCCGGATAGTTCACGGTCAGGACAGCGGCATAGCCGGTCATGCTGCCACCTCGATAGCAATAATGCTGGACGCTGTCCGACCATGAGTGTCCGAGTCAGTATCTCGCCCGGAACGGTTGATGTACGCCGGACGAGCAAGACGCTGACGCAACTGCACCTTGTACGTCACAGCAGACGTCGTAGCCGGACTGTCAACATAGATGAGTGGACGGCCCTGCGCCGCCTCAGCAGCCTTGAACGCCGACGTGCTGGAACCCGTTTCTGCGGCGGCTTGAACACGGCTACCCGCAGCATCTCCGACGAAACCTGACGTGTTCCCACCACTAAAACGGATGTACGCGTTGTCGTCGTTAGTCGTTCCGACGCTCAAAGACACCTGCGCCAGCAGGAGAACTTTGCTGCTCGCAGACGTGGGAGTGATCGTCACCTCAAGGTCAGTCACGTCGGTGTAGGCGGTGCCGCTCATTGTGAATGTGTCCGTCTTGACGGCTTGCACGACATTCGCGCCGATGCCAGCACCCGGCGCACGCCAACCCGAACCCGTGTAAACCTCCACGACGTTCAGATCGTCGAGATACGACACCATGCCCTCTGCCAGCGCCGTCCCAGCACCCGTCGCCGTCCCCAGCGCCGTGCCCCGCGCAGCCGCGTCCGCGAACCGCATCACGGACTGCTGCATCAGATAGGTGTCAACGTCCGACGCCGTCAGCACCTCACCGACGCCGAAGTCCTTGAAACCTGCACCAGCCATGGCGACTCCTAGAAGGCGAGAACGTTGCCGTCGTCAAGCGTACCTTGGGTGGCATCGTCCAGAATGAGGAACGAACGGGTGTCGCGCCGCTGGAACGAGAGCGTGGTGCGCCACGGCCCGCCCACCGTCACATCATGCCGGATGCCCTGCACCAGCAGCGAGTTCGTGAACTGCGACCGTCCGGGCGGCGTGAACTCCACGTCGCAGATGTCCGCAACCTCGAACGACACGACACCCTCGGCATCAGACTCGGACAGCCGCTCGAGGTTCACCGTCAGCCGATCCACCCGCGTCGCCGGCTGCTTGAACTGCGACAGCAGATATTCCACGAAGTCCTCAAGCACCGCAGCCTGAGACAGCAGCACCTCACCGAGGTCAAGGGTGCGGATGGAGAACTCGGCCTGCGACGTCAGGTCATTCGCCTCACGCGCCGTCCCGTCCTCCAGTTCGCCCGTCACCTTGTTGAACAGGGACCGTGCGCCGGAGAACCGCTCGACCGCCTGGTAGGGGATGCCGGACCCGTCGTCGGAGAACTGTGTTCCTGCGATCGGGTTGTTCAGGGTGGTGTGCCGGTTCAGGAAGGTGAGGGTGCCTTGCCGGTTGACGTACAGGTAGCCCTGTTCGGATTCTTCGGCCTGTCGGAGGTATTGGAGGGCGTTGCCGTCGGCGGTGCCTGCGGCGAGCAGCGAGATGCCGGTGTCAATGGCGGTGCCTGCGGTCCATGACACGCCGCTGTTGGCGAGGATGTTGCTGATGCGTGCGCCGGAGTCCTCCTCTGGGACTGCTTCGGTGACGATGGTTTGGTTGGCGAGGAGGGCGAACCCGTCCACACAGGACACCTGTACCTGAGCATCACCGGACAGGTCGTAGCCGAGGGTCACGTCTTCCACGAACCCGGTGAACACCGGAACAGGAGCGAGCGCATACCGAAGAATGACGACACCGTCACCACCGTCCCCGCCTGTTGCTGAACCTCCGCGAGCGCCACCGCCACCACCACCAAGACCGTTCGTCCCATCCGCAGCGTCTACGGCATCGGTAGCCGAACCATTCCCACCACCGCCAGCACCACCCGCACCCGCCGACGTGATGCCACCAGCACCGCCGCCACCCGCATACACGACCGACGTTCCGCTGATAGACGACGCAACACCGTCACCACCATCGCCACCAACATTCTGAACTGCCGTTGTGCCAACCTCAGACGCGCCGCCGCCACCACCACCGGCAGACGTTCCACTCAGACCAACGCAAGCAGCACCACCGTCAAATCCCTGACCGGACGTTCCCGAACCACCGGCAGCGCCCGAACGTCCACCACCACCACCGCCAGCACCACCCGCACCCGCCGACGTGATGCCACCAGCACCGCCG